CTGAAGGGGTATATTTTAATATTAACTTAAGTTAACTACTTGCACCTTATCTTTTTTTGGAATATATAAAATTTATGGGTAGAAAATTTCCAATTAGTATAATTCCTAAAACTTTATTGCACGTGCAGAAAGGAAAACACATATATAGATATGTTCTTGTTGATAGATTCCCTTATACTGCTACTATGCATTATGGTTTTGATGATAAGGAAATGATGACTACAGAAGAAATATTTGCTTTAACCACTCCTAGAAAATTACGTAGAAAATATATTATAAAAAATGACAAGTGATGACCTAGAACAAGCTGTTAAGATAGCTAAAGAATTAGAGTTACGTAAAACTACTAATCGTATGTTAGATTATATACCTTACGATTATCAAAAAAAATTTCACAACACAGAAGCACAACAAAGATTGCTTATGGCTGGAAATAGGATCGGTAAATCTTTTAGTGGGGCTATGGAAATGGCGTACCACGTGACGGGTTTATACCCAACGTGGTGGGAAGGCAAAAAATTTAACAGACCAATTCGTGCTTGGGCTGGGGGTGTTTCTAACGAAACTACTAGGGATGTTTGCCAAAAAGAACTTATCGGTCAACCAGACGATCCACAAGCAAAAGGCACAGGTACAGTACCAAGAAAATACATTTTAGAAACAGTTAGAAAAGCAGGAGTGCCTAATGCTTTAAACTCTGTAATAGTAAAACACATATCAGGAGGCAATTCTAGAATAGGTTTTAAATCTTATGATATGGGTAAAGAAAAATGGATGGGAGAAAGTGTAGATGTTATTTGGCTAGATGAAGAACCACCTACTCCAATTTATACACAATCACTTACAAGAACAGCTGACAAAGGTGGAATAGTATATATGACATTTACTCCAGAAAGTGGCATGACACAAACAGTTGCACAATTTGTAAATAATTTAAGAGCAGGACAAGCATTAATAACAGCAGGATGGGATGACGCACCTCATATGACTAGAAAAGTTAGAGATCAAATTTTAGCGGCACTACCACCACACGAAAGAAAAATGAGAGAACGAGGAATACCACAATTAGGTTCAGGTTTAGTTTTTCCTGTTGCTGAAGAAGAAATTTTATGTGATCCAATAGAAGTTCCAAATCATTGGCCAAAAATTTGTGGATTAGATTTTGGTTGGGATCATCCAACAGCAGCAGTATGGGTTACTTGGGATAGAGATACAGATACAGCTTATGTTTATGATAATTATTCTATGAGACAAGAAGCAGTACCTATTCATGCCTCTGCAATTAAAATGAGAGGTAAATGGATTCCTGTAGTATGGCCTATGGATGGCAGACAAGCTGATAAAGGGTCTGGTAAAAATCTTACACAACAATACAGAGAAGAAGGAGTTAATATGACTAGAGAACATTTTACTAATCCTCCATCAGATGGACAAAAAGATAATACAGGAGGTAACTCTGTAGAAGCTGGTATTCAAGAAATGTACACTAGGTTTAAAACTCAAAGGTTGAAAATTTTTAAAAATCAAGGTAAGATACTAGAAGAACTGCGAATGTATCATAGAAAAGATGGTAAAATTGTTCCAGCTAATGATGATGCTATTTCAGCAATGAGATATGCTGTTATGTCATTAAGAAAAGCTAGAACAAAAACATATGAAAGATTACAAGAGCAATCGGATAGTGAATTTAATGTATTTAACTAATAAAGGATAAAAATGGGTGGGTTTATAAGAAGTGTTTTTAAAGCAATAACAAAAGTGTCTGCTCCAGTACAAATAGCACAAGCAGCACCAGTACAAGAAGCAGCAAAAGCAGTAGTAGATACAAAAAAAAAACAAGCAGCTTTAGGCTCTGGTTATGGAAGTAAAGGTACAATTATGTCAACATCACAAGGTGTTGAAGATGATGCTAACGTATCTAAAACTGTTTTAGGTGCTGGTAATAAAAAAAAAATAAAAGCATAAGTTATGATTGAAGTCGTTACAAACGACAAGTGGAGAAAACCAATAGGTGAGTATCTTAAAAAAAAATGTTACATAACCGCAGATATAGCAGATGAATATTCTTATCTTGGTTTTATTGAAGATGATAAAATATTAGGTGGGTTTTTATTTACTGACTATGATGGTAATAATATTTATGTCCATTTAGCTTTAGAAAGTCCTAGATTATTTTCTAGAAAACATATAAGATACGTCTTTGAGTACGGATTTAAACAAATAGGCTGTGGAAGAATGACAGCAGTTTGCAGAAACGGATATAAACGTAATGAACGTATTTTATCTGGAACTGGCTGGACAAAAGAAGGTATTGTAAGACAAGTTATGAAAATTGACAATAATTTTGTTGATGCAGCTATCTACGGTATGTTAAGAAAAGAATGTAAATGGATTTAGGAGAATAATTATGGGCGGCAAAGCACCAATACAAGCACCACCAGCAATAGATCAATCAGTATATGACAAAACAGATGCAGCAGAAGCAAAAGTTTCAGCTGAAAAAAGTAGAATGTTAAGTACAAATAAAAAAGGACAATCTGGAACAATTCTAACAAGTGGACAAGGCGTAGAAGAAGAAGCAACAACATCACAAACATTATTAGGCGGAAAAAAATATTAATAACTTATGGCAACATACGAATATATTAAAAAACGTGTAGATGCTTTAGCTAATGATAGAGGCACGTGGGAAGCAAACTGGCAAGAAATTCTTGATTATGTTATGCCACGAAAAGCAGACGTTGTTACTATAAGATCAAAAGGTGAAAAACGTACTGAAATTTTATTTGATAGTACAGCAATTACAGCAAACAATTTATTAGCCGCAAGTTTACATGGCACACTTACATCACCATCACTAGCATGGTTTAATATAAAATTAAGAGATGAAAATTTAAACAAAGACAGAGATGTTCAAGTTTGGTTAGAAGATACTGGTCGTAGAATGTATGATAATTTTAACGACACAAATTTTAACACAGAAGTACATGAATTATATTTAGATTTATGTTCTATCGGAACAGCAGCTATTTTTGTTGAAGAAGGTAATAACGGATTTGAAAAAGATGGTATTCATTTTAATACTTTACATATTGCAGAATATTATATTCAAGAAAATATAAATGGCAAAGTAGATACTCTTTATAGAAAATATAAATTAACAGCTAGACAAGCTGTACAAGAATTTGGAGAAAAAAATTTAGGTGAAAAAGTTTTACAAGCAGCTGTAGAAAAACCTGATAAAAAATTTAGTTTTATTCATGCAGTAGAACCAACACAAGATTACGAAAGAGCAACAGGAAAATCAACAACTAAATTACCTTTTCATTCATGTCACGTTTGTGAAGAAGATAAAATGATTGTACGATCTGGCGGTTATAATGAATTTCCATATTTAGTTCCAAGATGGTCAAAAGCTACTGGTGAAATTTTTGGTAGATCACCTTCTTATAATGCATTACCTGATATTAAAACTTTAAACAAAGCAGTTGAAATAGGATTAAAAGCATGGGCAAAAGCAATTGATCCACCATTACTTGTTCAAGATGATGGAGTAATTGGTAGAGTAAGAATGACACCTGCTGGAATTACAGTTGTTAGACATGATGGTGCAGTTAAACCATTAGAGATTGGTGCTAACTGGCAAATTACAGATATGAAAGAAGGCCAATTAAGAACTGCTATTAGACAAGCATATTATTCAGATCAATTACAATTACAAGATGGCCCTCAAATGACAGCAACAGAAGTTCAAGTTAGATATGAACTTATGCAAAGATTACTTGGGCCAACATTAGGTCGTTTTCAAACAGAATTTTTAAATCCATTAATTGAAAGAGTATTTGGAATTATGTTTAGAGCAGGTGCTTTTAAAGATGCACCAGAAATAATTGGCGATAGTAAAATAGACATAGAATATGTTGGGCCTTTAGCACGTTCTCAAAGAATGGAAGAAGCAGTTGCTATTGAAAGATTATATGCATTAGCAATGAACATTGGACAAGTTGATCCTTCAATTATGGATAACATTGACCATGACGAAGCTATAAGAATGAGAGCAAGATTATTAGGAGTTCCTAAAACTGTTTTAAGAAGTTCAGATCAAGTAGAAGAAATGAGAGCAGCAAAAGCAGAAGCAGAACAACAAGCTGCAATGGCTCAACAAGCACAACAAGAAGCACAAGCTATGAATACATCAGCTGATGCTACTAAAAAATTAGCAGACCCTAATGTACAATCAGCTATGGATAATATGTCTGATGATATGGGTATGGCAGAATAATATGGCAGATCAAGACAGCGAATTAAAACAATTAAAACAAGATTATCAAATTACATTTTCATCTAAAGAAGGTGAAAGAGTATTAGCAGATTTAACGTCTGCTTATTATCATAGGAGTTCATTTAAAAATGATCCTTATGAAACAGCACACCGAGAAGGACAAAGATCGGTTTTAATCAGAGTAATAAACTTAATGAAGGATAAAAATGTCAAATGAACAAATGAATACAACTGAAGCAGTAGAAACACCAATTGAAACAACAGCTACTCCTGTACCAAGTGAAAGTACAGTTTTAGGATCAACAAATGATGACGGAGATTGGAAATCATCATTACCAGATGAACTTAAAAATGATGCTACGTTACAAAATTTTAAAGATATAGAAAGTCTTGCTAAAACAGTAGTACATCAACAAAAAGTATTAGGTAGCAGAATACCTATACCTAAAACTGATGAAGAAAAATCTGAACTATACGGAAAATTAGGCAGACCAGAAACTCCTGAAAAATATGAAATTAATATACCAGAAACTCATAAAGAGTATTTTCAAGATGAGAATGTAAAACAATTTAAAAATGTAGCACATAAAATTGGTTTAAATTCTGAACAAGTAAATGCAATTATGGATTATCAAATGAAAGCTATTGATAATCAAGTTTCTACTGAACCAAGTAAAGTTGCTGTACAAAGAGAAGAAACAGAAAATAATCTAAAAAAAGAATGGGGTTTTGAATATGATAAAAATGTTAGAGCCGCACAAAGAGCATTAGATGTATATGGTGATGATGATATTAAAAAATTAATGAATACTGAAGCTGGTAATAATCCTGCTGTAATAAAAATGTTTGCTAGATTAGGTGCAGAAGTAACAGAAGATATGGCTAAAAACACACAACATAATACTTTAGCTACTTCACCGTTAGATGCACAAACTGAAATAGACAATATCTTTAGTAATGCTAAAGACCCATACCATGATAATATGCATAAAGACCATATGCAAAGAGTTGAACATATGCGTCAATTACATGAAAAAAGATTTGGCAAATAAATAAAAATTTGCTATAATAACAAATCTAATTCGCCCATTTATGGAGAACGAAGAAGTAGCCATAATTGGCTTTAAACTTTCGGTATGATTGTTTCGTTAAACAATAAGGTTTCCCTGTAACAGGATAAAGACCGCTAATATAGAATATGGATTAATATATTTTTATTACTCCCCCTATTCTTAACTTCAAAATAAAGGACAATTATGTCAACACAAATAACAACAGCTTTTGTAGAACAATACAAAAGTAATGTGTTTCATTTGGCACAACAAAAAGGTTCTAGATTAAGAGGTGCGGTTAAAACAGAAACGGTTACTGGAAAATCACACTTTTTTGAAAGAATTGGGTCAACTGCAGCACAATTAAGAACGTCACGACATTCTGACACTCCAAGAGTAGATACTCCGCACAGTAGAAGAAAAGTGACAATGAACGACTACGACTGGGCAGATTTAATAGATCAAGAAGATAAAGTAAGAATGCTTATATCTCCTCAATCTGAATATGCACAGGCTGGAGCATTCGCAATGGGTAGAGCAATGGATGACGCAATTATTGCGGCAGCTACTGGCAATGCACTTGGCGGAGTTGCAGGCGGAACTTCAGTTCCTCTGGCATCAGCACAAAAAGTAGTTCATGGTTCAGCTGGGTTATCAGTAGCAAAATTAATTTCTGCTAAAGAAATTTTAGATGCAGCTGAAACAAATCCAGACGAAGCTAAATATCTTGTATGTGCAGCAAGTCAGATTTCTGATTTGTTAGCAATAACAAGTATTACTTCTTCTGATTTCAACTCAGTAAAAGCGTTAGTACAAGGTCAAATTGATTCATTCATGGGCTTCAAGTTTATAAGAACAGAAAGACTTGGAACAGATGCAAATGGCAATAGACAAGTATTAGCATTCAATCAATCCGCATTAGGACTTGCAGTTGGTTCAGATATATCTACAAAGATTTCTGAAAGAGCTGATAAGAACTATGCAACACAAGTATTTTTATCTATGACTATCGGAGCTACGAGAGTAGAAGACGAGAAAATGGTTGAAATTGCTTGTACAGAATAATAGGAGTATATAAAAATGGCTGTAACAACACAAAATAGTACCGAGTACACTAATAGAATAGCTACTCCTCTTGTAACTGCTGATGCTGTTAATGATAAGGGTAAGTTAAGAACTTTAACTTTTACTCACGATCAAGACGGTACTGGTGATGCAGGATCAATTGTCGTGCTGGGAAAACTTCCAGCAGGAAAAGTTAAAATCATAGGCGGTTTATCTAGATTTTATTGTAACTGGACTACTGGTTCACAATTTATGGATATTGGATGGCAGGCTTATACATCAGTAGATGGAGCAGCGGTTGCTCTTGATGTTGATGGTATGGTTGATAACTTAGACGTTGATGCTGTTGGTTATCGAACAATGGAAGGTAATACTGCGGCAACTAAATTGCTTGGTGGTAATCATACTTTTCATAGTAGAGATGGAGTTATCATTACTGCAAAAGGTATAGAAATTATTGCAGCTGGTGATGATCTAGCTGGTGTAATCACTTACATAGTAGATTAGTAACAACAATTATTAGGGGCGAATAATATCGCCCCTTTTATAATATAGAAAAGAATTATGGCTACAGAAGTATCAATTTGTTCAAACGCATTAAGAAGATTAGGAGATGATCCTATAACAACTTTGACAGATGATACTGAAAGAGCAAGACTTTGTAACGCATTTTATGCATCATCAAGAGATGCAGTTTTAAGATCACATTCTTGGAATTTTTCAATTACACGAACTTCATTAGCAAGATTAACAGACGCACCAGCTTATGGATTTGCATATCAATTTGCAATACCATCTGATTGTTTAAGAGTAATATCAATGGAATACCCAGATAATATTTTTAAAATAGAAAATTTACCTTCTCATGGCAGAGTATTATTAACAGATGAAGCTACAGCTAATATTTTATATATTTCACAAATTACAAATACAATTTTATTTGATAGTATGTTTGTTGATACTTTAACTGCAAAACTATCATCAGATTTAGCATATCCAGTAACTAATTCTCCTAAAGTACAGACAGAGATGGAAAAACTTTATCAAAATAAACTTTCTGAAGCACGTAGTATTGACGGACAAGAGGGGTTCATTGATGATCTTGTTTCTGATGTATTTACGGACTTTAGAAAATAATGGCTAGAGTACATCCTTTTCAAACTAATTTTACCGCTGGTGAATTAACTCCCAAACTTGCAGGCCAAATAGATTTTAAAAAATACGGTAATGGTGTAGAAATTTTAGAAAACATGACAGTATTTCCACAAGGAGGTGCTAGTAGAAGATACGGAACTAGATTTGTTGCGGAAGTAAAAGATAGTAGTAAAACTACAAGATTAATTCCTTTTGAATTTAACGTAGAACAATCTTACATTTTAGAATTTGGAAATAATTATATTAGATTTTTTAAAGATAACGGACAAATAACAGAGGCAGCAAAAACAATATCTGGTATTACAGCCGCTAATCCAGCTGTAGTTACAGCAACAAGTCATGGTTATAGTGATGGAGATGATGTTTGGATTGCAGGTGTAGTAGGAATGACTAGCTTAAATGGAAGAAGATTTAAAGTTGCAAATAAAACAACTCATACATTTCAGTTAACAGGTGAAAATAGCACAAACTATGATGCATGGTCATCTGGAGGTACTGCTTCTAAAGTTTATGAAATAACAACTACTTTTACAGAAGCTATGTTGTATAGTTTACAATTTACACAATCTGCTGATGTTATGTATATTGTACAAGAAACATTAGCACCTCAAAAATTATCAAGAACAGGCCACACCACTTGGACTATAGCAGACGTTGTTTTTAGTAATGGCCCTTATTTAGACGCAAACACAACAGCAACAACTTTAACACCTTCTAGTGCATCTACTGGATCAAGAAACATAACTGCATCTGCTGTAACAGGAATAAATGATGATGTAGGTTGGTTAGCAAGTGACGTAGGTAGAATATTAAAATTTAATGGTGGCGTAGCAACAATTACAGCTAGAACAAATGCTACAGTTGCAGTAGCTACAGTTACTACAGCTTTTACAAATGCTAATGCTATAGCAGCATTTAATTTAGGATCATGGTCTGGCACAACAGGTTATCCTAGAACAGTATCATTTTTTGAACAAAGATTAGTATTTGCAGGAAGTACATATTATCCGCAAACAATATGGGCATCACAATCTGGTTTATATGAAGATTTTGACGCAGGAGATGGTAGTGCAGCAGACGCATTTATTTATACTATTGCCGCAAACAAAGTAAACGTAATTAGATGGTTAGCACCTGCTAGAGATTTAATTGTTGGTACTGCTGGTGGTGAGTTTAAAGTAGGAAAACCAGTTGGTGAACCTATACAACCTGATAACGTAAACATTACACAATCAACTACTTATGGTGGTTACACTACACAACCAATTCAAATTGGTAACTCTATATTATTTTTACAAAGACAAAGAAAAAAAGTTAGAGAATTTTCTTATAGGTTTGAAGATGACGCATATCTTGCACCAGACATGACTTTACTTGCAGAGCATATAACAGGAACAGGAATTATTGATGTTGATTATGCACAAGAACCTTCAAGTATTTATTGGGCTGTAAGAGATGATGGTACTTTATTATCTTTAACATATCAAAGAGAAGAAGATGTTGTAGCATGGAGTAGAAATATTTTAGGTGGTTCTTATAAACTTACTTTTAATGGTGCAACTGGAGTGTTAGATTATTTGAATGATGCTAATTATAATGGATATATTACAATTACTGGTCATGGTTTAAATACAGGAGATGAAATTATTTATAGTGCTGGTGGTGGAACAAAAGTAGTTGGTTTAGTAGATGGTTCAACATATTTTGTTTATAAAATAGATGCTGATAAACTTGAATTAGCAAGTACATATAAACAAGCTGTAGATAGAACTGTTTTGCAATTAGCTGATGGAGTAGGAACAAGTCATACTTTAACAGCAAAAGCACAAGTTAAAAGTGTTTCTTCAATACCAGAAGAATCAGAAAATCAAACTTGGGTAATTGTTCGTAGAAGAATTAATGGAAACGTAGTTCAATATATAGAATATCTTGATCCAACTTTAAATATGGATAGTACATTGTCAGCTTTAGTAAATGATGGAACAACAATTGTTACTAGCTTAAATCATTTAGAAGGTGAAAGCGTACAAATTTTAGTAGGTGATGCAGTATTTGCAAATCAAACAGTAACTAATGGAAGAATTACAGTAACTTTACCTGCAAAAGCTAGTTTTAAAAGTATTGAAATTGGTTTAGGATATACGTCAAGAATTAAAACTATGAGAGTAGAAGCAGGCTCACAAGCTGGTACTGCACAAGGTCGTAAAAAAAGATATAATGAAGTTATGGTAAGATTATTAAAAACAGTAGGAATTAAAATTAATGGCGATCAATTACCTTTTAGAACATCCTCTACACCAATGGGCCAAAATATTACAGAATTTACTGGTGATAAGAGAGTAATTAATTTAGGATGGGATCGTGACGGACAAATAGAAATTATACAAGATCAACCACTACCAATGACAGTATTAGGAATTACTGGAACTTTGGCAACAACGGATTAAAAATTATGGCATGGCAAGTAGTAGCCGCAATGGCAGCAAGTACAGCAGTTACCTTAATGGGTCAACGTCATCAATCAAAAGTAATAAAAAATAATGCTGCTTGGGAAAGATATGAAAACGAATTAAGTTTTCAATATGAAAAACAAAAACAATTAAAAGAACAAGCAAAATTAATGAGCAAACAAAGAGCATATTCTGGTGCTAGTGGTGCTACATTTAGTGGCTCACCTTTAATTAATGCAAATGCAGATTTTGAAGAATTTGAAAATGATATGTGGTATTTAGAAAAAAGATTTTTTGTACAAAATGCTGCTAGTAATGCAGAACTTACTGGACTACTTACAGCACAAAAATATAAAATGGCAGGAACATTATTATCTGGAGCAAGTAGTTACAGTAATTATAAATATGGTAACAAAGCCGCAAACGAATGATATACTTAATTAAAATATGGGATCGTCAACATGATAAAGGAAAAATATTTGAAGGCTATTCAAAAACTGAACCATTAAATAAAGAGTTTAATGCTTGGACAAATAAAACAGACGAAAAAGGAACTACTTTAAAAGTAAATTTTCAATCAGCAAGATATAGGATTACTTATGAAACTGCCTAGATATACAAGCGATCAAAGTTCTGGAACTGTTAAAAGCAACAGATCATTAACTACTGGCACTCAAACTGGTGGTGCTATTGCTGAAATTGGAAAAATTGGTTTAGAAAAATCTATACAATATGGTGCTATGAGAAACGCACATGAAGCAAAAATGCGAAGATTAGATATTAATACTAATAAAGATTTATCAGCATCTATGTTTTTTGGTGAAACTTCTCAATTTGAAAATTCTTTATCTACAAGAAACGATTTTTTAACTCCAGACAATTGGGCAATGGATTATGAAAAAATGGCTTTGTCAGCAGAAAAGAAATTTAAAATTGGTTTAGATGAACAAACTTGGAAAGAATATCAACCTTTGTTTTATCAAAAAATGTTTGAAGGTAGAAATTCAGTTAACAAAAAAATTACCAATCAAAAACTAAAAAATGCAGGTCATGCTTTTCAAGAAGCAAATTCTGCTTATAAAACATCTATAGAAAATTCTACTTCATTACCAGAAATGGAATCACAATTTGAACTATACACAGAATTACATTTAAAGAAAAATTTAGAAACTAATATGTTTGACCAAGAAAAGTTTGCAAAAATTAAACAAGAAACTAAAGATTTTACAAATTATAAATATGCAATGTTACAAGCTACTAATGGTTTAATAATGCAATCACCTAACGGAAGTCAAGAAACAGACTGGAATCTTGTTACATCAAGATTAAGAGATAAAAAGTTTGAAATGCGTGATATTGACGGTGCAGAAATAAGTGTTGATGATGATGTAAGAAAATCTTTAATAAAAGAAGCTACAGAAAAATATACTAGCCAAGATAGTGTACATACAAATCAAAAAGTAGAAGTAGATAGAGTTACTAAAACTAATTTTGTTAGCACACTTATTGGATTAGAAAGTGGAAACCCAGAAGCATTAGAAAAATCTAAAACTTTTTTAAGTGATCTAGATGCATCTGATTTATTACCTGCTCAAAAATTAACTTACAAAAAAGCCTATATGACTTCTTTAAAAAATTTAAAATCAGGAACATCTACTTATGATAGTGTTCAAGGACAACAAGCATTAACAATTGCTACATATATGGTTGGTTCTGGTGCTATGGACACAGAAGAAGAAAGAGAAGTTCTTTGGGATTTAATGGGTAAACAATTACTTAAACCAGAAACAGCAATGAAATTATATGAAAAAAGTATGTCTTTAACTAAAGACAGAAACGCATATAAAAAACAATTAACAACAAAAGCAACATCTATGATCTTGAAAGAAATAGGTGCAGGCGAAGGTGTAGGTTCTTTACTTCAAAATTTACAAGCACTTCCTGCGGCAGAAAGAATGGAAGCTGTTACTGCTGCGTTAGATAGTGGTAAAATGACACAAGAAGCATACAACGCAATGAACAATATGTTTTTACTAATTGCGGAAGGTGAACGTAAAGGATTTACATATCAAAATATGTTAGTTAACAGAAAAAGTCCAAATTACATTTTAAATGATTTAATAGAAACTTACAAAGGAACTATGGATTCTGCAAGATTAGGAGAATTACAAGATAAAATTAATGGAATAGTACAAGAACCTGATAAAACTTTTTATATTATGCCTCCAGCATATTTTGCAGAAAAAACAGGATCAAGTGCTAATTTAGTTATGCCTCCAAGATTAGATGGAGAAAATGTTTTTGATTATATAAAACGTGCTAAAAAATCAATTAAAAGAAATGATAATTTACCTAGTGTTATTACAGGCACAACCGTAGAAACATTAGATATAACAGATTTATTTCTAACACCAGATTTTGATTAATTATGAAACTAACAGCTTTACAATTATCGCAAGCTGGATTTGATAGCGACACAATTAAATCCTATGTAGATATGCAAGTACCCTTATTAGAAAAAGGAGGGTTTACTAAAAACGAAATTTATAAATCTTACGGAATTATTGAAACAAACAGTAAAGCATTATCAGACAATGATATGCAACAAGATACTACAGCTATAACAGAAAATAGTCTTGAGTTAGGTAAAAAATCTAACTTAATGAAAGCATCAGAAAATGAAACACAAGACACAATTAACACCAGCAAAACATCTGATGGTAAATATAATATTAAAGACACTACATTTGATTTATTAAAAGAACAAGATCAAGAAAGAATTGTTACTAAAATTGATGAGGCTTATAAATTATTTAAAGATGATGAAGAAGGTAGATTAGGTTTTGTAAATAACTGGATGGAAAAACATTATTCAAATGTTGTTTATGATCTAAATAAATTTAAAACAAACGAACATTTAAGTTTAGCTGAAAGTGCATTAAATGATGAGCAAGTTAAAATGATGGAAGGCCTACACGCTAAAGATGTAATAGGTGGTAATTTAGGTTATTTAGAAGATAAAAAAAGATATGTTTTTGATAAAGAATACAAAGAAGCACAAGAAGAAACAGAATTTAATAAACCTATTAAAGTATTACACACAGCATTTTCTACAGGTCAAAATAGTAAAACAATATTAGAATACGCTAAAACTAATTACGGTTTTAATGATATGCAAACTATGGTTCTTAATGAATTTATGTCATTTGTTTCATCATTAGAAAGTGATAATAAAAATATTTATAATGCAGATGGTAGTGCTGGCGGTCTTTTTCAATTTAGAACATCTGGTTTTATAACTGCAATTAATAGATTTAAAAACATTAATAGAAAAATAAACCCAAATTACGAAATACCTATTTGGATAGAGCAAGCATTAAAACATAAAGACCCTACAAGATTAAGTCCAGATGAACAAAAAGCATTAGCATTAGCTAATTTTTTAGAAATGCCTAAAAGTGAAAAATTAAGACGTGATGGTTCAGATGAATTAATTAAAGCTGTTGCTAATGGTGATGTTGAAGCAATGAAAAAATTATACATTGAATACCATCATGCAGATTATCCTATAAATGTAGAAGAAACTGGAGAAGGTGATCCTTATTATGAATTAAGAGATAATAAAAAATTAAAAGATAGAACAGAACGAATTTTTGATAAATGGGGTACTGATAAATATGATTATCAAACTGCACAATTAGCTTATTGGGGTAATGATAATAATGTTACTAAAGCATTAGAAAAATTACCAAATAATTATGGTGAAAAATTTTTAAACGCATTTGGTGGTAAAGGTTATTACAACGTATTTACTAATGGATATGAACAATCTGTAAACGGTGTAATGGATAGATATTATCAAGTGTTTATTGATGATCCTAAAGGTGACGCAAAAGCTGCAATACAAAAAGTGTTTATGTTTCAAGAACAAAGATTTGATAAAGATGTTATTGCATCTGCCGCAACATTAGTAAATGATTTACCTTTTATGATAGCTGGTTGTTTTGCTGCTAGTGGTTCTGCTTTAGTTGCTAGTGTTGGTTCTGCTGCTCCTGCTGTACCTGTAATTTGTGGTGCTGGTGGTTTTGCATTACCAGAAGTATTGAGATCATCATATATGAGAGCAATTGATGATAATTTTATAGGATCATTTCCAGAATTTTTAAGTCATTACATGGATAAAAAAACAGCAATTGTAGCAGGTAAAGCAGCAGTTGTTGGTGGTGCTACATTTGGTATTGGTGCTAAAGTTAAAGCAGTTACAGGAAGTACAACAGCTAGGTTGGCATCAGAAATAGGTGTTATGACCACTCTAGGGGCTGCTATGGAAGGCCACGTGCCTACTTTAAGAGACTTTGCTCATGCAACAGTATTAATATTTGGAGTACATGGATCAATGAGAGGCATGAAAACAATAAAAGATATTTACACTACATATTCTGTTCATCCTAGAGACCTTATACAAATGATGGAAAAAGATGTAACTATTAGAACTCAAATAGAAAATGGAGAAATGCCTTCTATATTTGAACAGGGTTCTAAAACAGTTATAGAGGGATTAGAAAAACAAGCTAATATAAAATTATTACCTCCACCTAAATTTAAAAATAATGAAACTGTTAATATATCTACGTCTGGTACAGAAATTGGTAAAGTTGTAGGTAAAGAAACTATTGGAACTGAACAGGTTTTAATTGTTGAAAAACCAAATGGTGTACAAATACCTGTATTAGAAAGCCAAGTAAGAAAAGCACCGACAGAACCAGTAGAAATAAAAATAGATGGTGAAAAAATATCCGTTAATATTGCAAAAGATAATTCATTTATTGAAAGACAAACAAATGGTGAATTTGCAAAAGATATTATTGAATTAACAAAAGATGCAGATGGAGTTTATAAAACAAAAATTGGAGTTAAGCCTACAGTAGAAGCAGTTGTTAAAGAAACTGGTTCATCACTTAAAATTGAAACAACAGATGGTAAAACAATTGCCAATGAAACTATTACAATACAAAAGAAATTCTATCCAGAACTAACAAAAGGTTTTAAAAACAATAAAACTATTACTAAAGAAAATATTACATCTGCTAAAGATATAATTAACAAAGAACGTGGTGGAATCCCATCTCAAAGTAAAAAAGTAGAAATTTTATTTGCAGTAGAAGCAGGTGGTAAATTAAGATTTACTGCTGATACTTTAATAGTTAGAGTAGGAAAAGATAATGTAGGTATTAATAAAGCAGCTTACGAAAATTTAATTAGGTTTACAGAAAAAGGTGAGATTAAAACTGCTGAATTAATGGGTTCAGATAAAAATCAAGTTTTAATGTTATTGCATCCAGAAACAGGAAAAATTATAGCAACTATAAAACCTGAAAAAATTAACGGTGAAATAGAAGCACAAGCTACAAACTACTACGATAACTTTAAAGAAAAAGATGGTGTATTTTATGACAAATTAAACAGTAGTAAAGATAGTGATAACTGGGGAATACCTAGAGATATATTTACTGACACTAAAAATTTACCATCAGATGTAGGTAGTAATGCAGCAGCATGGAAAGGTTTGTTTAATTCTTCTAAAGGATTAGATTTGATTGATCTTGTAGAATTATATAAAGTATTTGTTAAAAAATCTCCAGAACTAAAAAATCTTCCAGAAGGTTTAAATGGTTACTTTCAATTTAAAGGTAAAAAAGCACCTAGAGTAGTTATAAGCGAAGCATTACAAAAAAATCCTGAACAATTTTTAATGACGTTTGCACATGAATTAGGACATTTAGTTGATTATTTACCTAGAGCAAAAGAGCAAGCCACTCTAAAAAGAGGAAACATATTAGGTTCAATAGCTACTTTAAAAGGTTATATGAACAAATGGATTGATGGCAAAAATGAAGGAGCAAAACCTTTTAGTGCTAAAGAAATAGAAGCAATGAAAATGGCTGCTGTTAAAGAAGCTAAATTAAAAGAAAA